GAATCCGACAAACGCATCAAAGATTGCAGCTCTGTCTTCGGAGTATTCAACCTTCGATGGTCTGAACCCCTCAACGGCAACGATTGACGAGGTTGCCGCCATGAAGACCTATGACATCATCCAGGTTCTTCAGTCCGGCACAGTATCGAGGCCGGAACCCCTTCTGTTTGAGATTACTTCGGGATCTGACAATCCGAACTCTGCCGGTGGTCAGGAGTATGAGAGAAGTCAGAAGATTCTTGAGGGTGTATATAAAGACGAGTCCTTTTTCTGTGTTCTCTACTCTTTGGACAAAGAAGACCTCTGGACGGATTCGACAAAGTGGATTAAGGCCAATCCGAACCTGGGAATATCGGTCAAGGAAGAAACGCTGCAAGCTCTCTGCCTTGAGGCCCAGCAGAATCCGAGCCTTGAAGCAGAATTCAGAATCAAGAACTGCGGATTGTTCATCTCCCCTGTGACTTCCTGGATTCCTTTCGACAAGTGGAAGCGGTGTCTTCTGAATGCACAGACCCAGCCGAAAATCGAAGATCTGAATCTGAACGAGTGCGTGGCAGTCGGAGCTGTTGACCTCTCGCAGAGGTTGGACTTCTCATCTTTCGATGTGGTTCTCTATCATCTGCCGAGCAAGGTCTTTTACATGGTGCATCATTTCTACATCCCCGAAGACCAGATCAGGCCGAAATGCAAGACCGATTCTCCGCTGATTTACAAGTGGATTGAACAAGGTCTGATATCCGCAACTCCGGGAGAGGTTGTTGCATACAATGTGATATTCGATGACATCAAGGAATGCATCGAGAAGTACAATGTCAAGGAAGTCTTATATGACCCTTGGAATGCCGGTCAGCTGATTGAGGAAGTCGGCCCCCTTTGTGATTTGGTCGAAATCAAGCAAAATATGAAAACCATCTCTCCGATGGCAAAAGATTTTGAGGCTGCAATCTATGCATCCAGCATCTGCGATGACAATCCCGTGATGAGCTGGATGGTCAGCAACTGCGACATTTACCGGGATGCAAACGGCAACATCAAACCAGTCAAGCATGGTGGGAAAGACTCATCACTTCATATCGATGGAGTTGTCACATCTCTGATGGCCCTGGGCCGAATCAAGAGCCTTCTTGACAACGGATATATCGACACAAGAACACCCGAACAAATCTATTCCGACATGGAGAGCAAACTGTCAAAACTCGATTATTGATTTCTCAAACACTTATTTATGAGGAAGAAAAAATGAGCATATTTGACATATTCAGACGGAAGGAAAGAGCGTTCTTCCCGAACACAACCGAGAGGGTTTCGACCCCTCTTCTCTTTTCAGCCGAGAAAAACCCCACTGTTGAGGCTTGTGTCGATAAGATATCCAAGACCATTGCCAAGCTTCCCCTTCGTGTTTATGAGAAGAATTCTGACGGCTCCCTGAAGCTGGCAAAGACTCATTCTCTCTACTACACCCTGGAAGACCCGTCACAGGATGAAACACCGACTCTTTTCTATGCAACATTTGTCCGTTATCTGCTAATTAAAGGAAATGCCTTCCTTTACAAGCTGAAGAACTCCAGCGGAAATGTGGTCGGATATAGCATCGTTGATCCGTACAAGGTCAAGGTCGAGAGAGGGGACAATTTCCGCAAGATGTATTACATCAGCGGCAAGTATTACACCGACAATGATATTCTTCACATTCCTCTTCCCGGCCCTGGTTACAACGGAACAGTCGGAATGTCTCCGTGTGACGAATACAGGGATATCATCGACATTGACAACAAGCTTCTGAACTATGTTGCCAACTACTTCGACAACAGCATCGGTTCAAGGGTGGTTCTGAATCTTGGTTCGACATATCCCACCAGGAAGGCAAACATGGATCAGTTGTATGCCGAGATTCTTCCGGTCTTCAACAAGTTTGTGGTCGGAGCGCAGAATGCCGGCAAGCCGATGATCGGCCTTCCTGATTCAACTCTTTCCAAGATTGACCAGCCTTCCAATGTCCAGGCGCAGCTGAAGACTTTGATGGACATGGTGGAGAGACAGATTGCACAGACAGTCTTCTCGATGCCTTACGAACTCATCAACACCGAGGCCAGCAAGTACGATTCTCTTGAAACAAAGATGAATGACTTTCTGGCTTCTTGCATCGAACCTCTGGGAAATCACATCTGTGAGACCTTCATGACAGAACTTTCTCCGTCCGAGCGCACAAGATACCAGGTTGTCTATGAATACAAGAATCTTCTGACCACGAACACCAAGGACACAGTTGACTATCTGACGAAGGAATTCCAGTCAGGTGCGCTGACGATGAACGAAGTCAGAAAGAAGCTTGGAATGGAAAGCATGGGTGAAGCCGGTGATGTCCACTTCATTCCGAGCAACCTCATGCCTCTCACAAAAGAGAACATTGATGCTTACATGGCAAAGAACAAACTGGCTCTGGAACAGGCCCACAATCAGGCCGGTGATGATAAATCTTGATTATCAAACACTTATTTATGAGGAAGAAAAATGGCAAAAGAAATGCAGATAAGAGATCTGAAAGTAACAAATCTTCAGGTCAGAGACGAAGAGAACGGAAAGAGAGTTATTGAGGGCACAATCCCTTACAACTCCAGGTCGGAATGGATGGGATTTTATGAATTCATTACTCCGACAGCCTTCAATAAGACTATTGCAGACGGCGCAGATGTTCGTGCGCTCATGGGCCATGACCCCAACAGACTTCTGGGAAGGGTCAAGAATGGTTCTCTGCGTCTCCGCTCCGAGGAAGATGGACTGCACATTGAGTGTGACCTTCCGCAGACCTCTTATGCAGATGATGCCTATGAACTCATCAAGGGCGGTTACAACCGGGGTCTTTCCTTCGGTTTCAGGACTGTCCAGGACAAGTGGGAAGAGATGGAAGAAGACGGGCGCATGGTTCCGGTCTGCCACCTGATTGAAGTGCGCCTCTTTGAAGTCTCTTTCTGCGTGACATTCCCGGCCTATGAAGCAACAACTTCAGAAGCCAGGAGTGTCCGCTCTCTTCTTGATGAGATCAGAAACCTTGACCTTGAGACGCTCTCCGAGGAAGAGCGCAAGGAATATGAATCAACAATCAGGGAACTTGCAAATGAAGCGCAGCCCGTTGCCGAACTTGACACTTCAGCCGATGACCTCACTGAAGCCGAAAAGAGATTCGATCAGCAGCTTGACGAACTTTTGAATTCTCTGAAAACAAAGGAGTATTAAAATGGACGAAAAGAAACTTGACGATCTGATGACCGAACTCCGCTCAACATCGGAGCAGCTTCAGAAGGACAGAGAGGCTTTCACCGCAGAGCAGAGAGCCTTTGAGAAGGAAAAGGCAGCATTCAAGGACAATCCTGGTGTCCAGCGCAACGAGGCCCTTGAGGGCGCACTGCGTGACATCAAGACCGCAATGCTGGAGAAGAGAGCAATCACCCTCTCCGGTGCTGGTGCAGTTGCCGTTGTTGGTGAGCTGTTCAAGGTCTTCAAGGACAGAACCGGCATCACACAGGGTGCAAGATTCTTCCAGGGGCCGAATGCCCAGACCAAGATTCCCGTTCTCTCACCGAGACCGGCACTTCCGGCTGGAGCCGCAGAAGGCGCAACAAACATCACAGCAGATTCGACAGCTGCTCTGTCTGCCACAGTTCTTGAGCCGATGACCTTCGTCAGCATCCTTCCCGTTTCGTTTGAGGCTGTCAGATACAGCTCATTCGATTGGGACACCGAGATCTATCGCATCTTCGGAGATGCTTTCGGAATGGCAATGGCAAAGAACATGGTCGCAGGCCGTGGCAAGACCACATACAGTGAGTTTGGTGGTCTTTTCACATCCGTCCCCAGCGCAAACCAGATCGCTTGTGCCGCAGCTGGCGCACCGACCATCGCAGACCTTGTAAAGCTTGCACTGACCATGCAGGACAAGGAGATGGCTGCTCCGACGATTGTCATTTCTCCGACACTGTATGCCGGCATCACAGCCGCCACAGTCCAGGGATATGATGTCTACAAGAACGAGCTGATCATGAACCGCACAATCGAGGGAGTCAGGGTCGAGGTTACCGGCTACGCTCCCACCGCAACCACAGCAAACGCAATCGTTGCTGTCGGTTTCGACAAGAGCGATTATGCAATCGGAATCGGCTCCGAGATCATCATCGATCCCATCAAGAAGGTCGGGGACACCAACACCTATTATCAGGCCTGCATGGGCATGGACGGCAAGCCGATCGTGGCAGCCAATGTCTACGGTCTCAAGGCAATCTCCAGCACCTGATAGGCTGGATTCTGATTCATTCGGGACTGCATCCAATGGGTGCAGTCCTCTTTTTTTATTCTTCAAACACTTATTTATGAGAGGAATAAAAATGATAGTTACAGTTGCAGATTACAATACATACTCCGGGAATCTGGAAAACTCCTTACCCGTTGTGGCAATGAAAGAAAGAATGCTCAAAGCCGCACAGGAAGTTGTGGAAGAACATCTTGAATACCCCATTGAATTGTGTCAGCACGATGACTATCTTTCACCCATCGGACAGCCTGTTCTGTATCTCAACGCTTATCCTGTGAGTCGCATTCTCAATCTCTCACTATGTGGTTCTGATATCCCGGCCTCTGATTACACCATCGGAGGCCGGGGCATCAGGCTCAACTCCGGGGTCTGGCCTACTGGAGTCGGTATAGTTCATTGCGTGTATGAAGCCGGTTGGACATCAGAAACTGTTCCCGATGTTATAAAACAGACAATTTTTGAGCTGGCCTCTCTTATGCTTGCTGAAAGCGGTGGAAACATCGGCATAACCGGCAAAACAATGGCAGAGAATTCCAGGACATTCATCAACTACACCAATTATGACAGGTGGCTGAAAAAGCTTGATTCTCTTCGGGTTGTGAGGTTTGTGTAATGGCACAGTATCTTGGGGACGGAATGATCAATCTCAAAGTCGAGATTGATGATGCGCTGAAATTCTTTGACGGCCTCAATGTGAACAAGACCACAATCGCAAGGGGTCTTCTGAATACTGTCGGAGCCGGTGGAAAGAGCAGAATCAGGCGCAATTACCCGGCACTTCTGCACAAAAGATCAGGACTGCTTTACAAGAGCATCAAATATACAACTTACAGAAACGGCACAAAGGTCATTTTCACGAATACTGCTGATTCAGGTAAGCGCACATCGAAAGACGGCAGAACTGCCAGATACGGCTTCATGCTGGCTTCTGGATATACCATCACCGCCAAGTCGGGATATCTGACATTCAACATCAACGGGAAATGGGTCAAGAAGAAGTCTGTGACAGTTGCTTCCAGGGATTACATGGAAGAGCCGGTTCTCCGGTATATGGATTCCGGTGAGCTGAACAGGAACCTGGATGCGACCTTCCAGAAGCAAGTTGACCGACTGGAGAAGAAGATGGGGGTGTCTCTTAAATGATAAACGAAATCAACATTCTTGAAGCAGTGCAGACTGTTCTCCGCAGAGATGTGAACCAATATCTTCCCGAAGGGGTTGAGGATCTGGTCGATGAGGATGTCCAGATTGAGTTTCCGTCAGTGGATTTGATGAGAACCGACAAGATGCTTTTCATTCAGCCGAACTATGCTGAATATTCATCACTTGCGACAACCAATGATGCATCGAATTTCACTGTTTCTGTGTTCCTCATCTGCAAGAGAGACACACCGAGCAATCTCACAATCAAGACCTTCGGAATTTTCAATGCCGTCTATGAGGCCCTTCGCAAGAGCATGAGTCTGGACGGGGTTTGTGATTTCGTTGAGATCACGGATGCGGATTTCTATCCAGCAATAGAAGCAAACAAGAACGTGCAAGGAGTCGAGCTGACTTGTGCTGTTCACTATACCAAGGATTTCTAAAGGAGAAAGAAATGGGTAATTTCAAAGTTGGTAGCGGCTCCGTTTGTCAAGCCGCAAAACAGAGCGCATGGGGAACACCGGTGACACCGAGTGTTCTTCTGAACATGACCGGTGAGTCAATCACTGTGACAGCACAGAAGGGAGATGAAGGAAATCTTCTCGCATCCAAGACAGCTGCACAGAGAGACCTTCTCGCAATCGTCACAGAGGGTGGAATCGATGTTG